CTCCACGTTTCTATCCAACCATTCCTCTTTAGTTTCTCCCAACGGTTCTTATCCCAACTCATGGTATATGTTCCGTCAATAAATTCATTTCTTGTAAAACGCCCCTTGCAATCTAAATAGATTAATAATTCAAGATCAGCGTCTGTTAACCCGTAAGTCTTACAGGCCCATTTTCTAACGAGCCTGTAATACTTAAGGATTTGTAAATCACGTAAATCGTGACTAGTTAATCGCATTATGCAGTTGTTCTCCAGCAACCAACTATACCCAGATCATTACTTCCAGATAAAGAAGAGCCACCAGCAAATGTCTCAACTCCATTGATATCTAAATCATAGAACGTTATAGCTCTATTGTAAATACCACAATTAGCAATTGCTTCCATTGTTTTAACAAGATCTGGATATTTATTAGCAGTATGTATAATTCTAATAATATCGGTTGTTCCAGATCCATCACTTTTTAAGAAGTGCAAATCAGTTTGATCTAAAGCAGTTCCATCATAGTGTGTCTTAGCGTAAGCAACTGGATTAGCTCCTAAAAAGCTAGTCATTGGATATGCATAACAACTAGATAATTCTCCAGCAGAAGCACCGTTACCTGGCGCATCATTTCTTTTAAATTGTTCAACTACAACAATATCGTTAGCAGTCATTGTTATACCAGTTGCTACTGATCCAACAGAACCAGTCGCCGTATTATCACCAACAGTTATAACTCCATTAGCACTACCAGAAGTATAAGCAGCAGCACTAGTTAAATTAGTAACTTGGTTAGCTTGAATATCATCAGCGTTTTTAGCTGCATCCCAAGCGGTCGTACTTGCAAAAAGCTCGCCAGTTACAAAATCAGTTGTATAATCAGTTCCTCTTTTGTCATCTACTGCGTCTACAGCTCTATGAACAACTCTATATCCTAAAGTTGTAGGATCTACAGAAGTTGCTTTTGAAGCTGTTAGTAAGCCAGCTGTTGCTATTGAAAATGTTGCTAGATCAGCGACTCCGGTTGAAGGTGCCACTCCAGGAGTGTTCCAATAACCTTTTGTCCCAAAATATATATAAGGTGTTTTCATGTTTTTTTTATTTTAAAAGGTTAATCTTCAGTTACAGTACTATTAGCAAGAATCTGATTAGGTAATTTAACGTCATTCAAAGCGTCAAATAAAACTGTAAAACCAGATCTACTATCATTATTAATTGCAGCTACAGCATCATCTATTAGGTTTCTTTCAACCTTATGAGTTGATGCCGCTGACTTATCAGCATGCTTTAGCACTAGTGAATCAGCATCATCTGCGTCAGTTGAGCTTTGTATTAATAACTCTGTAGTAGTGTCATTTATACTTTCTATTGCTAAAACACCATTTTGTGGAAACATTGTTGTTTCATCCGCGCCTCCTAAGCTAGTTAAAGTAGCTTGATCATTGGCTATTAAATATTTCATATTTTATCTATTTTTTAAAGTTATTATTAAGCGTCAACCGTTGTTATACCTACAGCACTTACAGAAACAGCAGTTCCTGTTGAAGCAATAGCTGGATATCTAAGATCTGTTGTTGAGCTACCAGTACCTGTTCCATCACTAGAATAAGCTGTACCTAAATCATCTTGTATTACTATAAAACCACCGTGTGGATTTGACATTGCACTAGCAACTGTTTTTAACACCTCTATATGTGCATCTTCTGTGTGTGTTAATGTAAATGTATCAAATGCTGGTGGTGCATCAACGTCTTGTATATTCATTCTAGTTTGATCTTGAGGATAAAACCTAAATATAGTATTAGTGCTATCCACTACAGATGCGCCAACAAAATCGCTTGCTTTAAAAATAGCTTGATCACCCGTCTCGTACGTCGCATCTTCTGCAACATACATAAATAGCTCTTTTTCTTGAGCATTCATTGTTTTAATCATATCTTATTTTTTTTTAAATTATTACTATTTATGACTTTAAGTATAGTGTTTAAGGATTTTGGTTTGTGTATAATCTCTTTAATAGAGATTACACGTTTTTAGCGAATAGTAATTATTCTACTATAACTATATCTCTAGCACGTATTACCCGGTACATACTATCATTATAACTAATATCATGACCAGCAACAGCATCATAGTATATACTGTCCCCAGTTTTAACCACTTCCACGAGGTTTCCAACAGAAATAATATTAGCTTTTTTATACCTGTTTGTTTCATCTGTTTCATCTGTTAATATAAAGCCACCAACTTTCTTCGGCCCTTCTTTTATTATATCTACTATTACGTAATCATTAATTGCTCGCATCCATTCTTATATTAGAAATTACACAATCTGCTGACATGATAGTTAAAGCTACACTTACAGCATTTTTAAGTGCAGATTTAGTTACAAGTACAGGATCAATAATACCTTCACGTACCATATTAGGGAACGTACCGTTTATCACGTTACAACCATAACCTTCTTTTAGATTACTAGGATTCATCATTAATCCAGCATTGTCCATAATAACTTCATATGGAGAAGATAAAGCATTAAGCAACACTTCACCAGCTTTGCTGGTCGAAATTTTTTGAGATGCATTTAGTAATGCAATACCACCACCTGGTACTATACCTTCTTGTAATGCGGCTTTAGTTGCGTATATAGCATCTTCAACTCTATCTTTCTTTTCTTTTAGTTCAACTTTAGAATTAGCACCTACTCTTATTATACCGACACTACCTGATAACATAGCTAATCTATCTTCAAGTTTCTTTTTAATAAAACCATTTGATTCTTCAGCTAAATGTTTATTTAACTCATCTATTCTATCCTCGATACCTTCAGTCATACCTTCTAGTGTTAATACAGTATTCTTATCATCAGTTATAGCAAACTCAGCCTCACCTAAATGCTCTGGCTTCATTAGATCTAAATCGTCACCAAGTTCTTCATTTAATACTGTAGCCCCAGTAAGTATAGCTAAATCTTCAGTGGCATCTTTTTTAGTAGGACCAAAGCCTGGTAAATCAATAACGTTAACCTTTATAGTACCTTTTACCTTATTCATTAATAAAGCAGCTTTAACTTGTTGTGCTACTGGCGCTACAATCAATAAAGCTCTGTTATTTTTAATAACGTGTTCTAATATTGACTGTATCTTACGAACATTAGGTATTTCAGATGAACATATAAAAACTAAAGGTTTATCTAATTCACATGTTTGTTTCTCTGTATTAGTAACAAAGTGTGGTGATGTTAAGTTGCAATCAACTTTAACACCGTCAACTATATCAACATATGTATCTTCTGATTCGCTTTCCTCCATAAGCACTACACCATTCTTCCCAACTTTATCATAAGCCTCAGCTATAATAGCCCCTAGCTCTTTATCGTTGTTACAAGATATAGCACTAACAGATTTAAGCATATCACCTTCTACATCAATAGCTATATCATTTAAATAGCCAATGACACTATCTAGTGTTTCTGTTACTCCATCTTTAATTTCTCTGATTGTAAGACCATCTGCGACTGCAGCGTCTACTTGCTTGATTATTGCCTCTGCTAATACTGTGGCAGTTGTTGTGCCATCACCAGCGTCTTTTACTGTATTTCTGGCAGCTTCTTTGATTAAGGTCGCACCCATATTTTCGACCGGGTCATATAAGACTACGCTTTCTGCAACGGTTACTCCATCTTTTGTAATGACCGGCTTGCCTCTGCCATCTTCGTAAATAACGCATTTACCTGATGCGCCTAATGTTGATTTAACAGCTTGGGCTAACTTGTTAACCCCGGTGATGACTCTTTCTTTAGCTTCACCACCGAAGTCTAAGTTCTTAACCAATTCACTTGGTAAGTTGTATTCCATAATGTATTTAATTTAATTAGATTATATTTATTGTAGATTTAAAGTTCTACTTCTTTTTTCTTTTGTTCGCCATGTGTTGAACTGCATGTCCAACTTCTGTAGCTTTTTCAAAATCCTTTATTTTATTAACATCTGTAGGACCGCCTCCCGAAAGTGTCTTCAATTGACGTTTAGAAATATGCTTAGATATCATCTTTTTTCTCTTTTTAAATTGCTCAGGAGTCTCATGTTTTGACGGCTTTATATCCTTTGTGGAATAAGTGACATTGTCCTTGTTGGAAATTTGGGTGTCCCTTTTTCTTTTATCAAACCCTAATACGTTCCTTATGTTTTGGTGTGCTGACTGAGCTTTTGTTAAAGTCCTTGTTTTCACTATTTTTTTCCCATCTTTCGAAATGACCGTACCATCATTCTTCCCCTTCTTCGGCATAGCTGATTGCTTTCCTTTCATAACAACACCCTCCATCTTATTAAATTTTTTACCTAGCTGAGTTTGAGGTGTGATATCAGTGTTGATATTTTTTCTAGTTTCCGTTTGAGGCTCATATTCAGATGTCTTTCGTTTTAAGTCTCTTTTGATTTTCATGTATTTTTTATCTCCTTGTGCCTTTTTAAAAGCAGCGCTAGATCCGGTACCTTCACCAGCGTTCCAGCCATTCATTTTAAATGCCATTTTTTATATATTTAATCGATTAATTTTTTATTTATTCTTTTTCGGCAGCAATAGCTTCTTGCTCCCACGGGTGATCTTTATGTCCTTCAGGTAATCTACCCGCTGGACCGTCAATCATGCCGTTTCTTCTAAAGTAGATTTTATCTTCCCACATGACCCAATTGTCGCCATATGCGGCTCTACCTTCTTCCATATCCTGAATATGCTTCATTTCATGTTTAATAACCCTTTTCATTAAAGCACTATCAGGTTTTACATTAGGATTAATAGCTATAGTGCCATCATTTCTGGCTTCTGCTATCGTTCCTTTATCCAATGGCGTTCTAACTAGCTCAACATTACCAGAATGTTTAAAATCTCGCTTTTCTTTACCTAATTTGAACGCCATATAGTTTTATTTAAAAGTTTTGACCACTTTTGGGCCTTTAATGTACTCTAGTTTTTTACTAAAATGTTCAACACTGCCCTCTATTGCAGCTTCTGCACCTTCTAGAGTCTCTCTCCTGGTGATATCAACCCATTTTTCCTCGTTTTCGGGTGCATTTACCTCTGTTTGGTAAAATCCGTTAGGTAATTGCGTAATTCTCCAGTTCTTTTTAGTGGCTAAGTGTTTCCACTCATCCGTTTGTTTCTCTGAAATTTTAGGTTCAGTAGTATATGTGCTACTTTTATAGTATATGTATGTCATTGTTTTTGGTTTTAATTAATTAGGTATAAGGATTTTCCTTATTATGTTTTATTTACTATATTTTATGTTAAAGATCTGTTAAAGTGCCAGCATTCTAACTTTTGATCTGCAGCGTTTGCATCTACAAATATATTGTAAGTATAGTCAAAAGGCATCCAAGCAAATTCTCCCGGCGCCAATGTCATTAATCTAATAATACTAGCATCATCAGTATCTGAATAAACATCAACTTGATCTCCAGCTGCTATGTCTGTAGCTGTTACAGAGGCATCAGATCCTAAACCTATATATATAAAGTTAGTGGTTGAGGCTGTTGAAATATTAGAGAAATATAAAAAGCCTCCAGTTCCAGCGTTGGAATCTGATCTCGCGACCTCCGTCGCTAGTTCAGCGCCAGAAGCTTGCATTGTAGATCCATCGTACAGTAGTGCGTGTGATGTTGAACATGTTACTATTTTAGAATTAACTGTGTCCACTGTTAAGCTATCTGCTATAGATAATGACAGTGCAGTGCTTAATGGTCCCGCGTCCGTGGTTGCTGTAGCAGCGTTTGCTGTTAGTGTTAATGTTGGTTTTATTACTCCCATTTTATTTTTGTTTTAAAGCTTTAATATTATACGGTTACTTACCGTTATTCCATACTTTACATAATTACATAGTGTTTGGTATATTTAATACCGTATTATAAATATAGGGGTAAAGTGCTCCCCCTACCTCCCAGAGTGCCCACCCCTCCCCTAAAACTCAAATCTCTACACCAGCCCGCATACATATACCATATTTCAATTTTCCTCATTTCCATTTCCAAAAACTCATTCAATTATATTATCAACACATTTAAGTATTTTCTTCGTGGAATTTCTATATTATATATTTTCCAGTATATATATATTATATTACAAAGTAAATACTACTTTCATTCGATAATAATACTGTAAACGAAATTAATATAATAATAATATAATAATAAAGTATGACAATTGCTTATTACTCTTTAATACTTAACATACTAATGTCACATAATAATTATGTAAACAAATTGTGGGCAAAGAGAAGTGGCGGAATATATACTAACAATAATAAATATATAAACAATTAATATACTTTTACAAACTAAATACGAAACTATTTCGATAATAATAATGTAACTAAAATATAATAACTAAAATAAATAATTATGGCAAATAATAATGTAATAAATTCCAAGAGATTTGTAGTGAGACAATCACTTGTAGGTAAAAATGTAACTATCAATGTTGAATTCAAAAATGGTAAAACTGCCACTTATAATCACGACAAAGTGTTTTCAATAATGAAATCAAAACTTGAAAGTATGGCGTGTTGGGCAAAGTATAAATCATATACTGCGAGTAATAACTTACCATTATCAGTGAGAAATGAAGAAATAGTATAATGAAATATAAATTTTCACACGAGGAAATTATAGTAACATCAGTTATACTTATAACTACTTCATCACTGGTGTATTTTCTCGGATTATTAGTGTACAATGCAGTTGTATAAGTCAGTGTTGAGTAGCATTTAATGACTTAAAATAATATGAATGACAAGGTAATAATGGTTCAAGTGAGTTCGATTCTCACCATTACCACTATGATAATAATATGTAAAATATGTGGAAAAGACTTAACAAGTCAAGCGTTAATATTACTTGATAACCCTAATGGTGGCAAGAAATGGACACATAACTTGAAATGTTGTAGTGAATCCATTACTAAAAATAAAGTAAATGAATTATAAACAGTATATAATAAATATGATATTACAGTTTGACACTAATTACACTAAAGAATACTTGTATACTCTACAACTGCGTAAACTAGTATATATAAAAGATGAGTGTGCAATGAGTGATAATATACAACTAAAACCAGAAAATATAATAGAATTAATATGATAGATAAGTGTATGAATAACTCGTATCGAGTGATGACTTTAAAATCTACAGTAGATGAGATTTTAAGTAAAAATAAGAAAGCAATGTTTTATGGTGATCCATTTGACTATACTAATTCAGATATTGATGAAGTGATAGAATACTTTGAAATGACTGAAGAATATGAGAAATGTGGTGAACTATTAAATGAAAAAATAGCTAAAGAAACAGCAGAATTTGATATATTCTTGCATAATTTAGCAGAAACTAATGGAATTACTAACCACTAAATTAAATAATATGAAGAAATTAATAACAATTTTATGTATACTAACGTGCTCTTGTGCTAGTCAACGATTAGCGGTTGAGGAAGAGCCTTACAGAATAGAATACGTTTATGATCTAGAAACTGGTGAAACACATATAATAGAATACTATTATGATCCAAGTAAAAATGACTAATTATGATAGGAGAATTAGTTAGTCAGTTGAATGAAGCTGGTACTTTTACAAAAATACTATTTCCTTTAGCAATAATTTGGTGTATTTATTACATAAAAAACTGGAAAAACTATGGCTGAGTAGCTTAACTGGATAAAGCAATACCCTTCTAAGGTATGGAGTGTAGGTTCGAATCCTACCTCAGTCACAATATAAATACGAATGAGTAGAGATAATAATAATATGAATAATAAATTACAAACATTAGAGAAATTACTACAAGATCACGACTGGTTTTACCAATATAGTGATGATTATAGTGTATACGAGCAAGGTAAATCCGCTTGGTATTCTATAACTGAAGTAATAAAAGCGTTGAAAGACGCAGGTTTTGGCAAAGAAGCTGATGATTTGTATAATAAATACTTGCCAGAACCACTAAAATATTAAATATGAGACGAGAGATAATTAAAATAAAACATGAAGATATAAAAAAAGGTAATCCTTTTTGGCAGTTTTCACGTTTTAAACGAGTCCATAAAAGTAAAAAAACGTATAATAGAAAGAAAAAACATAAAAATAATGAATAAAGTAAACAGTATACACGAAGCAAGAGCAGTATTTGACTTGCTTGGTATTAAAGATGTCACTAAAGATTGGCAAAGTAAAAAAGGTACTCAAGTATTTGAATTACCATTTAAAACTATGTACGCTGGTGGTCAGCAAGAAATAAATAGATTCTCTATTTACAAAAGTGGTTACGTGCGTAAAATGTTAGTAAATAAAAAAGGTGCTAGTTGGTGTTGTTATCAACTAAATAAAGTGCGTAAAAAAGAGTACTTTGTTAAAGATTACAAGTATAATTTTGACACAAATGAGTCAAAAGTTTTTATAGAGTAAGTGATTACCAAGTGAAACTAATGGATATGCATTACTCGCATTACTGGGAAAATCAAAGAAAAGATGACCAATTACCATTTGTAGATAATGCAGTGAATAGAATACTAAAAGATAGTATAGATGAAGACGATAAATTCTTCAGTAGCACAGATGATGTACAAGTAATAATCAACGGACACCGTTATAATTTAACTTAATATGAAACAACAATTGAAAGATTTAATAAATAGCACTATGGATGAGTGTTATGACTATTCACATTATGAAGACGCTATTTTAACAGAAGATGAAACTCAGTGTTATAGAGCTGGTTACATTGATGGTTTAAAAGCTGCTTTAATGATAGTGAATGAAAATGTAACAGAAGATGATAGTTACTAACACAAAATAAATACGATAACTATTCGATAATAACAATATATGAATACAAAATGTATATGTAATAATGAAATACCAAAAGGCCGTCTACGACTTGGCTTTAAAGTTTGTGTAAACTGTTCCACAGTATCACGATATGGTTGTATTCCGATCACCAATC